TAAAAAAATAGGTGTCAGTGGATACAGTGCTAATTCATATAAAAGTTTTATTTTTTCAAGCGCTGATGGTGGTACGTGGAATGGGTACATTTATGCGTATGCAGTTATCGGAGATGAATTTGATGTAGATGATTTGAATATTTGCGTATTCGACCTCACCCAAATGTTTGGCGCAGGCAACGAACCATCCACCCCAGAAGAATTTGAAGCAATGTTCCCGGCAGATTATTATGCGTACAATACAGGAGAACTGATGAGTGCACCTGTGAATGAGGTCGTTGAACAGGGGAAGAATTTGCTGAACTATGACGCGTGGAAAGGAGTTCCTATCACAAGAGGAACCGCAGTTTTTGAAAAGAATAGTTTCGCACTTACCGCCACTGAGAATGATTGTTATACTGAACCAATGCAAAAAGATGGTTTTCCTGATGATGCCAAAATCGAAATAAGTGAAGGCGAAACGGTTACTCTATCGTGGGAATCATCAGCTGATATAGATGGCGTTATCTATATATATCCTAATGGCGTAACGGATGGAATGGTTTATACCAACAATCATAGTGCAAAAGCCCTTACATATACAGCTACAAGAGGTGTCAAATTTATTACATTCCGTTTTGGTGTGTCATATGCAGGAAATACCGTCAGCTATAAGAATATTCAAATTGAAAAAAAAGCAAAAGCCACATCATACGAACCCTATCACCGCACCACCCATGCAATCCCACAGTCCATCCTTCAACTAGATGGATATGGAGAGAGTGGGAATTTTGTTGATTTTGTAGAAAAGAAATATCACAAAGGGGACAGGACAATTGATATATCAGATATCATTGGTGATACATTCCAAGAACCTCTTGAAGTCGAAGCTGGTGGTACACTTATATTTAAGAACAGTCACGGTGATGATTACAGAATCCCTGTACCAAGTTCTGAGGAATATGTAATATCTTTAGCGGAGGTGGCAAAATGACTGAAATGCAGAAAAAGATGATTGAGAAACTTGGTCTGGCTGAATCAGACTTTGAGAAAAAAGAAACTGTGGTAAGCAATGAAGAACGTATCAATGACCTTGAGATTGCTGTCTGCGAATTGCTTGAAGCACTTGGAAATGCTGAATAAGAAAAGGAAAAATAAAATGATGGCAAAAGTATTTTTTAACAGATTGATTGTAGGAACTATTACATATGATGCAATTCCTGAGAAATATCAGGATAAAGTAAGAGAATATGGTATTGAGTATGTGAAAAAAGGAAAACTTCCTGTGGAAGAATATGAAATGCTGTATAAAGAGGAATATCCAGAGGATAAGTAATTAACTAAAAGGAGGCTTTAGTCAACCAGTAAAAACCCAAAACATGTACCACGACTTTTATCGAAAGAGGTGATATGCTATACTTAGTCCAGAATATTTACGACAAATCACAGAGGGCAGTGAGCAGATAGCAGAAGAATTGCATCAGTATATCATCTCTGAGATCGTGTCGCGGATGATGGCAAGAATCGGCAGAGGTGAGGATTATATTCTGACCAATGCTGATGCGTGGAGAATTAGAACGCTACAGGAATCCGGTGAGCTGTTAGAGGACATTCTGGCAGAATTATCCAGATACACCAAACGTGAACAGCAGGAACTTCTTGAAGCGTTTGAAGATGCCGGAATCACTGCTCTCGATTATGATGATAAGATATACAAGGCGGCAGGATTAAGCCCTGTACCGCTCGAACAATCACCGGCTATGATAAGACTCATGGAGCGAAATATGCTTGCGACTATGAGAGAGTGGAAGAACTTCACAAGGACAACTGCAAATGCGGCTCAGGCGTTGTATATCAACCAGTGTGACCTTGTATACAATCATGTGATGACTGGAGCAGTTGGGTATACACAAGCCATCAAAGAGGCGGTTAATAATGTTGTGAGTGATGGTGTTACGGTCACATATCCATCTGGCAGAAAAGACACGATCGAAACAGCAGTCGCACGTTCTGTCAGAACTGGAGTGGCGCAGGCGTGTGCTGATATTCAGTTGACAAGAATGAAAGAAATGGGATACGGTTTAGTATTGACATCGGCGCACATAGGAAGTCGCCCAAGTCATGAAGTATGGCAAGGGAAGGTATTTTCCATAGACTGGGAAAAATTAAAAGAAATCAAGCCGGAGTTCTTTCAGGAACGAGATACACCAGAATATCGTAGAATGCTGGAGCAAAAAGCAAGCCAATATCCAGATTTTATTGAAAATTGTCATTATGGCGAAGCTGATGGAATATGCGGGGTAAATTGCAGGCATCATTTTTCAGTTTGGGTGGAAGGAATGCCAAATCCCTATGCAGAACTATCGGCACAAGATAAAGCCGACAAGGGAAAACAGTACGAAAAGGAACAGCGGCAACGTACTTATGAGCGAAGAATCCGCAAAACGAAGAGAGAGGTTCTTGGACTGCAAGCAGGAGTTGACAATGCACCGAACGAAAAGGCGAAATTCGCCCTCCAACAAGACCTTGACCGGAAGTCTTATCTTCTCCAAAAACAAAATGCTGCATACAAAGATTATTGCAAGCAGAACGGCCTGAGGGAGCTACAAGACCGGCTCATGATAGCGAAGTGGAACCGCCAGAACGCCGCAAAAGCCAGAGGAGCGGCAAAGAGATATAAAACAGCAAAGGGGATTGACTGATGGATAGATGGGAATATTACAATCCGAATCCTGCTGGAAATCGAGTCGGAGATTGTGCTGTTCGGGCAATATGTAAAGCAACCGGCTTCGACTGGGAAACGGTTTTTACCGGATTAATGATACAGGCATGTACTCTGTCAGATATGCCATCAGCTAATTACGTTTGGGGAGCGTACCTCTACAAACATGGGTACAGACGCAAACTGATTGAGCAATCAGAACGGTATATCTATACAGTCAATGATTTTTGCGCAGATCATCAGACAGGCACATACATTCTCTGCATAGATGGTCATGTGGTGACAGTACAAGATGGCAAATATTTCGATACATGGAATAGTGGTAACGAGATCCCGGTATACTACTGGGAAAAGGAGAGCAAATGAGCATATCAGAATTTGTACAAGTATTCCTCTCAATTTGCGGAGGAGTGTCTATTGTCGGAGGAGCGGTGGCCGTAATTCTTAAGTGGATTACTCCGGCATTTCGACTCAACAAGCGAGTTGAAACACTGGAAGAACATGATAAGCGTGACTTTGAGAGTCTTCAGAGGATCGCGGAGCGTGATTCATTGATTCTGGAAGTACTATCAACCATGTTGGATAGTCAGATCAGTGGGAATAATGTTGAGGAATTAAAAAAAACAAAGCAGAAGCTCACGGAGTATCTTGCACAGAATCAACGTTAGCATTGATAAGGGGTATGCTTATGAAGTTATATGTGTTCACGAAGAAAGATATAGACAGGTTCTTGACAGAGTGTAATTTTACACCGGACGAGGAAAAGTTATTCCGATTGAGGTGCAAGGAACACACGCTCGAATACTGCGCGGAACATATGAACGTGAGTATATCCACGGCGAAGCGATTAAGCCGGAGGGTGAACAATAAAATAATCAAAGTGTGCTGATACTTTTTAGACACTAATTAGAACCAGAAACGAACTGTTTCCGGTTCTTTTTTTATGCAAAAATATAGCTATAGAAAGTCATAGAATAAGTCATAGAATAAGTCATAGGAGGTGTACGAGATGGCATTATATAACAATCCTTACCAATATAGTTTTGGCGTTCCGGGACAGATGAATCAGTTCCAGCAGCAGCCTGTTCAGATGTCAACTCAGCCAGTACAGCAACCCCAACAGAATAACAATGGCATCCTGTGGGTATCTGGCGAAGTCGGTGCAAAATCCTATCTGGTAGCACCCGGAACAAGTGTTTTGCTGATGGACAGTGAAAGTGAAAAGTTCTACATAAAATCCACAGACGTTTCCGGTATGCCACAGCCATTACGGACGTTTGAGTATCATGAAATAGGCGCTCAGATGACACCTAAACAGCCTGTTCAGAACATGGACAGTAAATATGTCACCAGACGGGAATATGATGATTTAAAGGGCAAATACGAAGCTATCATAAACCGATTAAATTCTTTTTCTGAACCTGTTAGGGCTAGTACCGCGCAGGAATCAGCGGCTAAGGGAGGAAATGCAGATGAGTAATCCATTATTTAACGCACTTGGCGGCGGAATACCACAGGGAAACGGGCCAATGCAGATGATACAGCAATTTATGCAGTTTAAGCAGAATTTTAAGGGAGACCCGAAAGCAGAAGTCCAGAAGATGTTACAGTCTGGGAAGATTTCTCAGCAGCAACTTAATCAGGTTCAACAGATGGCAGGGCAGTTTCAAAATCTGCTGAAGAATATGAAATAGTACATTACAATCTGGCCAGATTGATGTAAATACACAATAAAGGAGATTATAACTATGGATGGAAATTATAGCTTAGCAGATATTGCCGCTGCTACTGGAAACGGCAGAAATAATGACGGCATGTTTGGCGGAGATGGTAGCTGGTGGATTATTGTTTTATTCATTTTTGCTTTCTTCGGATGGGGAAACAACGGCTGGGGCAATAATGGCAACGGCGGCGGATATGCAGCCACAGCAGCTACTCAGGCAGATATCCAGAGAGGATTTGACAATTCCGCAGTAATCAGCAAACTTGACGGAATCAACAGCGGCCTGTGTGATGGATTCTATGCCATGAATAACGGCATGCTTACCGGATTCAACGGCATCAACACCAACATCATGCAGACTGGTTTCGGAATCCAGCAGGCAATCAATGCTGATACTGTAGCGAATATGCAGAACACAAATGCTTTACAGGCGCAGCTTGCGAATTGCTGTTGTGAAACCAGAGAAGCTATCCAGGGTGTAAACTACAATATGGCACAGAACACCTGTGCATTGCAGAACACCATGAACAGCAACACAAGAGACATTATTGACAGCCAGAACGCTGGGACAAGAGCCATTCTTGATTATCTTTGCAATGAAAAGATTTCTTCTCTTCAGGCTGAAAACAATGACCTCAGACGTGCTGCTTCTCAGGATCGCCAGAGCGCACTTCTCACAACTGCAATGGCTTCTCAGACACAGCAGCTCATTAATGCGATTAATCCGGCACCGATTCCGGCATATCAGGTTCCTAATCCGAACACATTTTACGGATGCGGATGCAACACTGGATGTAATTGCTGATAACTTCATATCGAGAGTATCTTTCGATTGATTCGAATGTCGGCTTATGCCGTATTACACAGAGGGGCAGGCTGAAACCTGTCCTTTTGTGATATGAAAGGGGTAAAAATTATGGCAGAATTTACAAATGTAGCTGCTCAGACTGTAGCAGCAAATGGAAATGTAGTATTTTCAAACACAGCAGTTAAAGGTTCTAACTGCATTCAGCACAGAGAGGGAAGCGGAATTATTACGCTGAGAGGACTGACAAATCAGTGTAAAGCAAGATTCTTTGTGGATTTTTCTGGTAATATCGCAATTCCAACAGGCGGTACTGTCGGAGCTGTTTCTCTGGCTATTGCAATCTCTGGTGAACCTGTATTATCTTCCCAGATGATCTCCACACCGGCAGCAGTAGATCAGTATAACAATGTGTCCTCTGGTATCTATATTGACGTACCTCGCGGATGTTGCGTTAATATCGCAGTAGAGAACACAAGCAATCAGGCAATTTCTGTTGCGAACGCAAACATTGTTGTGACTAGAGAAGCGTAGGAGGTGCAGCTATGAGAGATATTAAAGACTTATGTGCAAGAATTGAAGACGAACTGTCCAAAATCGCTGACAATGGACTGACCACCGGAAATCTGGAAATGACATACAAGCTGATTGATATGTACAAAGATATCAAGAACACTCAGTACTGGGATAAGAAAGTAGAGTACTACAACACTGTCCTTGATGAGATGCGTGGCGGATACAATGACGATTACAGCGAACGCGGAAGAAAACGCGATAGCATGGGAAGATACAGCGCAAATGACGGCAGAATGATGCCAGACTACGACCGGGGTAGTTCTTATGCCAGACGTGGTGAACATTACGTCAGAGGCCATTACAGCCGTTCTGACGGACGGGATGCTTATGATGATTACATGACGCAGAAACAGAGCTATCGTTCCGGCAAATCCGAGGACTGTAAGAGGAAGATGCTTGCCGCTCTGGAAGAACATCTGGACGAACTCACTACAGAAATGAGCGATATGTCCAAGGATGCAGAGTGCCGGGAAGAACGTGATCTTGTCAAGAGATACGTGGAAAAGCTCCGTGATATGCTCTAATTGGCTAAAACATGTACCACAACTTTTGGGAGGTTCTGTGGTAAAATGTATTCATAGGGAAGAATCGTAAGCAGAAATGCTTGACATAGACATTTTTATTGCTTTCCTCCTTTCTTTAAGCAGATGCGTGTCCTTAATAGAAACAGGTTCGGGGTGGAATCTGGAGGTTGAAAAGCGGATGCAATTTCCGACACGTATCATTGCCGTTAGTGCATGGCGGCATACCTCCTTGTGAGAGCATATAACTGAACAGTGGAATTCAACCCGTGCAGAGGTGCACGACCGTATAGGCGGTGTTGACGTAGCCCGAAACGTCTCGTGTTTAGGCATAGCACGTAAAATACCTTGCTAACCCGGGAATCCGGGTTATGTGGAAAGTACGTTAATGGTAGACTGACAGGGTCGCTCCCTGGGTTCCGGTTCGATTCCGGGCTTTCCGCTTACCCTGCCAGTGGTCTAACTGGCTTAATCCATTTACCTGCGGCGGCAGGTCAATAAACACGACCAGGAGGATATATATGCAGAAACTTATTGACACATTAAAATCATTTGGAATTGAAATCCCGGAGGATAGGCAGGCAGATGTGAAAAAAGCACTCTCTGAACATTACAAAAATGCCAAAGAAGTAGCAAAAACTCTGTCAAAAGTTGAGGGAGAACGCGATAACTGGAAAGAACGTGCCGAGACAGCAGAAGAAACTCTGAAAGGCTTCGACGGTATCGACCCGGCGAATATTCAGACAGAGCTTGCTGGATGGAAGAAAAAAGCCGAGGATGCAGAGAAAGAGTTTAACGCAAAAATCTATGACCGTGATTTCTCAGATGCTCTGAAAGCAGCACTCGATGATGTTAAATTTTCCAGTGAAGCTGCAAAGAAGTCTGTTATGGCAGACATTAAGGAAGCAGGATTGAAGCTGAAAGATGGTAAAATCCTTGGACTGAACGACTTGATCGAACAGATGAAGCAGTCTGACGCGTCTGCTTTTGTGGATGAATCTCAGCAGCAGGCTCAGCAGAACCAGGCAAGATTTACCACTCACGTTGGACAGCAGCAGACACCGGGAAGTATGACAAAGAAAGATATCGAAGCAATCAAAGACCCGTCTGAGAGACAGGCTGCAATTGCTCAGAATATCCAGTTATTCCAGTGATTTTTACACCGACTATACACCAGAGTATAGCCGCTAACCCAATACCTTAACAATTATGGGTAGAAAGGATTTTTTATGCCAGCAAAAACAAATCTTATTATGACTAATGATATTCATGTCACAGCACGTGAGATTGACTTTGTTACCAGATTCGAAAGAAACTGGCAGCACTTACGTGATATTCTGGGTATCATGAGACCTATCAAAAAGCAGCCGGGTGCTGTACTCAAGTCCAAATACGCAGAGGGTACTTTACAGAGCGGAAAAGTTGGTGAGGGTGAGGAAATCCCTTACAGCAAATTCGTTGTAAAAGAAAAGGACTATGCGGAAATGACTATCGAGAAGTACGCAAAGGCTGTGTCTATCGAAGCAATCAAGGATCACGGTTACGAGAACGCTGTTCAGATGACCGATGATGAATTCCTTTTCCAGCTTCAGACTGATGTTACCGGCAGATTCTATGATTATCTGAAAACCGGTACACTTACTTCCACAGAAACAACATTCCAGATGGCCCTGGCAATGGCTAAAGGCCGTGTAGAGAACAAATTCAAGCAGATGCACAGAAATGTGACTGGCGTTGTTGGATTTGTGAATATTCTTGACGTATATGAATACCTCGGAGCAGCTGAGATCACTATTCAGAACCAGTTCGGATTCCAGTACATGAAAGATTTTATGGGCTTCAATACAATCTTCCTGTTATCCGACAGCGAAATCCCGAGAGGAACAGTTATCGCTACCCCTGTTGAGAATATCGTTCTGTACTATGTTGACCCGAACGAATCCGATTTCGCAAGAGCAGGACTCGTATACACTGTATCTGGCGAAACAAACCTGATCGGATTCCACACACAAGGTAATTATCACACAGCAGTATCCGAAGCATTCGCAATCATGGGACTTACTCTTTTTGCGGAGTACATTGACGCAATCGCAGTAATTACCATTGATGAGACACCAACGCTTGGCACTCTGACAGTAACATCTGCGGCAGGAACAGCAACTGGTGATACAAAAATCACTGTAAATCCGGCTAAGGAAAACTCCAACAACGTATACAAATACAAAGTTGCGGCAGACGCAGTAACTGTTGAATATGGACAGAACCTCAGAAATTGGACTTCTTGGGATGGAAAGGCTGACATTAAGGCGGCAACCGAACAGAAGATTACAGTGGTTGAGTGTGATGGAACATATAAAGCACTGAATTCCGGAAGCGCAAGCGTAACAGCAAAATCATAAACGCAGGAGGTAACTGGCATGGCTTATGCAGATTATAAATTCTATACAGAATCATTCGGTAATGTCGTGCCAGAAACCGACTTCCCACGACTGGCAGAAAGAGCCAGTGATTTTGTGGACACAATGACGTTTGACAGGTTGGTGGACGGACTGCCAACAAATGAACGCTCACAGAAGCGTATTAAAAAGGCGGTCTGCTCACTGGCTGAATTAATGTATCAGATTGAGCTTGCTGAGAAGAATGCAATCAATCAGGCATCGGCAAATGTAACCGACATAAATGTCGGGAACATCTCAACAGGCATTGTAACATCTGTATCTTCTGGCAGTGAATCCATCTCTTACGCAACACCTCAGCAGAAAGCATCGGGCGCAAAGGAATGGAGTGCGGTGTATGCCGCCGCCGGAGATATACAGAAAACAAACGACTTACTTTATAAGACGGCTTTACCGCTTCTGATGGGAGTAAGAACGGATGATGGAATACCAGTATTGTATGCGGGGGTGTGAGTATGATTTGCAATAAAAAGGCTTATTCAGATATGCGAAAAGACTGTGAAAGCTGTCCAGACAAACAACAGTGTTGGAGCGGTAAAAATGTTGGAGTAGCCTATTTGGATGCAGACATTATAGAAGAAGCATCGCAGCCACTTATGAGAGAAACAAAGACTATAAATGTCGGTGGTGTACTCACAACGGTATATAAAGATGATATTGAAAGAGAAATATATAAGGCTTTACGAGAGCCTTTTTCTCTGAATTTTGGAGCATAAAGGAGTGATTATATGGACATTTCAACATTAGGCTCATGTATAGCAATCGTTATGATTTGCTACATCGTAGGAATGGGATGCAAAGCATCAAAGAGAATCTCTGATGAATGGATTCCAGTAATCATGGCGGTTATTGGTGGAATTCTAGGAGCAGTCGGAATGGGAGTTATCCCAGATTTCCCGGCAACAGATTATATCACAGCAGTTGCGGTCGGTATGTTTAACGGTTTGTCGGCAACCGGTGTGAATCAGGTTATTAAGCAGACAGTGCAGAAAGAGTGATTTTATGGGAGGACGTGGCGGAAGTAGCGGATTAAGTGGAACAAAAGAAACCACATTTTCTGTGACCATGAATGGAGAAACAACAGAATATAAGTTTACCAGAAAAGGCAAACAGAATTATTATCAGCGCGGCATCGGTGGACATATCGAAGAAACACCACTAAACATGTCTGCATCTGAGTTTCGCAAAAGAGTGGAATCCAACGGTGCAACTGTAAAGAAAATGAGTGTATCTAGTTGGAACAAAACAGAGAAAGCCAGAGAGATAGAACATGCAAACCGTCCTGATTATGAACTTGGCGTGGGCTTGAAAGATAATTCGGCATACAGGAAGACAGCGAGAAGAAACAGACTTATGACCAGAGCCATGAAAAGAAAGAGATAGCCTATGGCAGATAAATCAACCAGCATAGCCTATGAAAATCTGAACCGCTGCATCTTCCCTGGTGTCGGTGAATACGGTATACCGCAGATAGAACCTGAGACGTTCGAGGGCAACTGTGAATTTGTCGGTTTTAATTACGCCAGAGGAAAATGCAATAATCCAGAAGAGAAAGCTGTTCATTTCTTCTTAGATGATTACCAATTTGACGCGCTGTGGAGAAATCCAGACAGGTACGTGGATAAGCTGAGCAAATTCCGGTACATTCTAACACCAGATTTCAGCACTTACACCGATTTTCCGAAAGCTATCCAGATATACAACCATTACCGCAAGCACTGGATTGGTGCATATCTGCAAGAATATGATTGCCGTGTGATTCCAACAATCTCATGGAGTACACCGGATTCTTATAATTGGTGTTTCGATGGGGAACCAGAGGGTGGAACAGTTGCAGTATCTTCGGTTGGTTGCATGAACGGAAAGAAAAAGAAAGAACTGTTTCTTTCTGGTTACAATGCCATGATTGAGAAGTTACACCCAGAAAGCATTATCTTTTACGGGAAAATGCCAGAAGAGTGCAAAGGTAATATTGTCCGAATAAAATCATTCTCTGATAGATTTTCAAAAGCAATATGTGAAGGATAGGAGGGTATCATGTACGAAAAAACGGTGACGATTTTTGACTATTACGAATCAGCCACGACAGGAGATGCGTACTGGTATCCTCATGTTTTATCCGATGTTGACCTCGTTACTGACAAGGGAGCAATCCTCAAAAAGTACGGACCAGACGCAACTGACAACGCACAGTTACACGTTCGATACACTATCCAGAACGGTGATATAACCATTGCTGACAAGAATGGTAAGATTCTTCCATGGGTGCCGTCTAAAGAGTGGAAAAGGCAGATTAACAACGCTCTGGAAGACACTATCACATTCTCAGATGAATCATTCTTCTGGGAGGGTGAGTGGACTGGTGGAATGGTAATTGACAGTGATTATCGGAATGGATTCTACCAGTACATGAACGAGAACAAAGATAACGTGTTTAAGATTACCAGTGTAGGCGGTCCGTATACACTGATTCCACATTTTGAGATTCTGGGTAAGTAATATGAGTAAGATTCATCATTTTAAAGGATTCTCCGTAGTCGATGGAGATATGAAAATAAAGCTGAATATGAGCAGATTTTCCAAACAGTACCAAGAAGCCCAGTATCTCCTTGATGGAATGGTTATGGATAGCATGATAGAGTTTATGCCAATGATTTCGGGAGATTTTATTGACCGAACAAGAGTCAAAAGTACATCAATGCAAGGGACTGGATTTGTATGTGCGGCGGCTGCTCCTTATGGACGCTTTCTTTATTTTGGAAAAACCATGGTCGACCCTGCGACAGGTAGCACATGGGCAAGACACGATGCGGAAAAGGTTCTTGTGAGCCAGTACTCCGGTAAAACGAATGCAAAAGAAAATCTTCAATATACAAAATCACCGCATACTCAGGCGCAAGCTGAATGGTTCGATGCCGCTAAACGAAAATACGGCAGTACATGGCTTCGCAAGGTAAAAGCACAGGCAGGAGGTGGCAGACATGGCGGATAAACCTATCGGAGTAGATGCAACCGGATATGATATTCTGACAGATGCCATGAAAGCACTTCTGAACCAGTATCCGGTACTATACGACAATGAAATAATCAAGTTTGAAGAACTTGGCAAAGAATCGGGAATTGCGTTTTCGGCAGATAACGGGGCGTTGGTCTATTCAGAAAAAGAAGATGTCTGTGGAACGATGCATCAGATATGCCAGTATCCATTCTATGTGGTATACCGAACAGCATCCGACAAGGAAAGGCAGAAGTTGTCTGTTCAGAAGTTCCTTGACAATCTCGGCAAATGGATATGTCGAGAACCAGTTATTATAAATGGCTCTGAGACACGCTTAGATGCATTCCCAGAGCTTTCACAGGGACGAGTGATAAAACGTATCACCCGTGGAAACTCCTACGGTACGGATCCACAGGAGAACGGCGCACAGGACTGGTTATTACCATTGTCAGTACGCTACGAAAACACTTATGAAGTAATATAACAAGTAACAACCGGCTATCAGTTGGAGATGGTCGCTAACCTACACAGCCTTTTAAAAGTTATAGGCAGAAAGGACATTTCTATGGCAGTTACAGGCAAGATTGACCGTAAATATATGGCTCATTATATCGATGCAGGTTCCCTCTGCGGAGGACTGACACCGAAGTATGAACGTCTTGGAAAAGATCTGGAAGAGTACAATGTAGAACTCAACCCAGATACCGAAACATCTAAAAACATTCTCGGAGAATCCACATTCAAGCATAACGGCTACGAAGTTTCTTCTGACGCTGATCCGTTCTATGCAGACACTACATCTGACCTGTTCACAGCATTACAGAAGATTGTAGATGGACGTCTCAAAGACGATAACCTCAAAACAAAAGCAGTTGAGGTTCACCTCTGGACAGAAGCCACGGAAGGCAAATATGAAGCATATCAGCAGGAGTGCTACGTTGTGCCGACCTCCTATGGCGGTGATACATCCGGCTATCAGATTCCATTTACCGTTAATTATGTTGGCGAACGTGTAAAAGGAAAATTTGATATCAGTTCCGGTACATTCACAGCCGACGGCAAATAAGCACATATACAAGGAGGACACGCCAAATGGCAAAAATAATTAATACCAAAATTGATGATGGAATTCTCATTTTTACATTCACAAATAACGAAGATGAAGTTTTTTCTTCTTTCAAACTTAATCCGACGGACATTAATGTAGCAGCACGTGCAGAGGAGCTGACAGAATACTTTGAGCATCTTAAAGATTCTATTCAGAAAGTCACTTCCGGTAAGGAAATGGCAGAACTGAACAAACAGATCGAGGATAAAATCAACTATCTGCTCGGATATGAAGCATCAAAAGACCTGTTCAAAGAGCCGATCACGGCAACCACTGTATTCGGCAATGGTCAGGTGTTCGCCTATATCGTCCTGGACAAAATCGCAGAAGCAATCGCACCGGAAATCGAAAAGAGAAAGAAGAAAATGCAGGCAGCAGTCAATAAGTATACGGAGAAGTATACAAAATGACCGCCTATGAGCTTCCCACCTCACTCAACATCAGTGGGGTGGATTTTTCTATTAGGACAGATTTTCGAGCGATTATAGATATTCTGATTGCCATGAATGACCCGGAACTGGACGAACAGGCAAAAGCAGTTGTTATGTTACAGATTCTGTTTGAGGACTGGCAAAGTATACCGGTTGAGTGTTTGGACGAAGCTTGTCAGAAAGCGTCAGAGTTCATCGACTGTGGGCAATCTGACGATAATCCAAACCGCCCGAAGCCCCGATTAATGGACTGGGAACAGGACGGAGATATGATCGTTCCGGCGGTAAATAAAGTTGCCGGTAAAGAAATCAGATCCATACCGTATATGCACTGGTGGACATTCTTTGGATACTTTATGGAATCCGGCGAATGTCTGTTCAACACGGTTGTTGGAATCCGGTCAAAAAAAGCAAAAGGTGAACGTCTGGATAAATGGGAAAAGAAATTCTATCAGGAAAATAAGAACATTATTGATATAAAAACACGTCTCAGCGAAGAGGAGCAAGCGTACAAGGATGCGCTGAATGAGATGTTGAACCTCAAATAGTTAGGAGGTGGACACATGGCTGCTGATGGCTCAGTCATTATTGATACCAGAATGGATACAACCGGTGTCCAAAATGGCGTATCAGCTATAAAACAGTCATTTAACGGCCTTGGGAGTGCTGTAAAAAAAATCGGTCTGCTGATTGGTGGAGCGTTTGCTGTCGGCAAACTGGTACAGTTTGGAAAAGAGTGCGTGGAACTTGGCTCTGATCTGACGGAAGTGCAGAACGTGGTCGATGTTACATTTACCACCATGTCGGATAAGGTCAATGAATTTGCAAAAAATGCTATGACTTCTGCTGGCTTATCTGAAACCATGGCTAAACGATATGTTGGTACGTTCGGAGCAATGTCTAAGTCATTCGGATTCTCTGAAGCACAGGCTTACGACATGTCAACGGCTCTGACGCAGCTGACCGGTGACGTAGCATCATTCTACAACATTAGTCAGGACTTGGCTTATATCAAGCTGAAATCAGTTTTTACGGGCGAAACGGAAACATTAAAAGATTTGGGCGTGGTAATGACCCAGTCGGCACTTGACCAGTACGCACTTGCGAATGGCTATTGCAAAACCACATCCGCTATGACCGAACAGGAGAAAGTTGCTCTCCGTTTTGCTTTTGTACAGGAACAGTTATCAGCCGCATCTGGTGACTTTATTCGTACTTCTGACAGCTGGGCGAACCAGGTGCGAGTGATGCAGTTACAGTTGCAGTCTCTCAAAGCAACAGTCGGACAGGGATTGATTAATATTTTTACACCTATTCTGAAAGTAATCAATATTCTACTCGGTAAGCTGGCAACTCTGGCGAATGCATTCAAGTCATTTACGGAGCTTATCACTGGCAAGAAATCATCTGGTCAAACGAGTGGAAGTGGAGCGGGTCTTGCCGGAACAGGCGCGATTGCAGATACAGCAGATCAGTACGGACAGGCAGCGGACAATGCAGAAAAATTGGCAGATGCCACGAACGACAATGCAAAAGCCACAAAAAAAGCGAATAAGGAAACAAAAAACTATCTTTCGTCGCTTGATGAAGTGCACAAAGTCACATCTACTGGCAGTAATTCATCTTCCACACCATCTTCATCTGGTGGAAGTGGCGGAACAGGTAGTAGTGGTCTTCCGAGTTCAGTAGGAAGTGTGGACTACGGCAATCTCGCAGAGGGTGAAACCGCACTTGACAAGATTAGCGATTCCGCAAAGAAGCTTGCTGACCTTCTTAAAAAACTCTGGAAACCATTTCGGGACGCATGGAAAAAAGAGGGCAAGAACACCATTGACGCGGCAAACATTGCTTTGTCGGGAATTGCAAAACTCGCTAAGAGCGTAGGTAAAAGCCTTGTAGAGGTCTGGACAAACGGCACAGGCACAACGATGCTTACGACCATGCTGAGAATTGCTCAGAATGTACTTAAAACTATCGGGAATATTGCATCCGGTTTTGCCGATGCATGGAGCAAGAACAATGTTGGAACACAGATTATCCAGAACATTGCAGACGCTCTTGTGGTGGTTATGCAGTTTGTTGAAAGGATTGCCGCAGATACGGCAGCATGGGCGGCGAATCTCAACTTTTATCCGTTATTGGAATCTATTAGTAATCTGACAGCGACCTTTGCGCCGATTCTGGAGGCAATTGGGAATGTGCTGGAAGGAATTTACAATAACATCGTCCTTCCGATGCTTAAATGGCTGATTGAGACCGGACTTCCGACAGTAATTAATCTGGTATCGGATTTGGCCGGATTTTTTGCAGACCATCAATCAATCATTGAAGCATTCGGTGCGGCTCTGATCGGAGCTTTTGCGGCAGCCAAAATCGGTGAAGCAATAACAAGCATAATGGGATTCGTCGGAATCTTAAAAGACGGAATAGTTGGACTTGTAGCACTAATGACCGGTTCTGGTGGAATCATGGGTGGACTGTCTGCAATTGCGACAGCTATTGGCCCGGGTGGACTCGTGATAGCCGCTATTGGAGCAGTTATTGCAGCAGGGGTGCTGCTCTATAAAAATTGGGACAAAATCAAGGAAGTCGCAGGAATCGTAGCGTCTGCTGTTGTTGGTTTTTTTAAGACCATGGGAGAAGGCGTTGGATATCTTATTAAAGATTTGAAAGAGACCGTGTCTGGAATATGGAATGCAATATCCACTCTTACATCAACTGTCTGGAAAAATGTATCTACTTTTGTAGTAACAAAAACGCGAGAAATGGCAGAAACGGCAATTAGAAAAATTAGCGATATGAAGGAAAAAATTGCTTCTTTATGGAGTGCAGTGAAAGAAAACGCCTCAAATATTTGGAGCAATATTTCAAGTCTGATATCTACTAAAGTTTCCAGTATTCGAGATGCGATTGTAAGTAAATTTACGGACGCAAAAGATAAAGTGGTCAGTGTGTTTAGTGGAATCCGTGACACTATCAGAAATATTCTGAACAAAGTCATCGGCATCGTCAACAGAGCAATCGGAACTGTCAACAGTGCAATTGGCGGAATTGAATCGGCTTTCTCCTTTGGTCCGTGGGAAGTGCCTACACCGTTCGGCAAGAAAACAATCGGATTTAGTGCAACATTTCCGAGAGTTCCAACAGTACCTTATCTCGCAAAAGGCGCAGTTATTCCACCTAGAAGTGAATTTCTGGCTGTCCTTGGTGATCAGAAACAGGGTAATAATATTGAAACGCCAGAAGCACTGCTCAGAAAGATTGTTCGCGAGGAAACTGGTGGACAGCAGAGCAGCGGAAACGTCAGATTTACTGCTCAGATTAACCGAAGAACGGTATTTGACGAAATTATCGAAGAAGCAAAGTTAAGACGTGATACAAGCGGCAGAAATCCGTTTGAACTGGCATAGGAGGTAGAAGCGTGGCAACTATTCCAAAAAGCATAACAAAACGATACAAGATGAATGGGGCTTCCATCTATCAGCCAGATAAAGATATGGGTTATAACATCGAAACAACTTATTCAGAAGGTAGTAACCGTACGCAGTTCGGAAAAGCATTACTGACTCCACTATTTACAGTCGAACAGTATAGTTATGAAGCATCAAACGTTCCAGTTATAGAGGCGAACAAAATTCTCAAAATTATCGCAAAAGGAAAAACTTTCAATTTGTATCATTGGTCACTTTATCACATGGCATGGAGAACCGACCCATTTTATGTTGGAAAAGCAAGCCTAACTATTGGAGAAATATCTCCAGACTTAAAATTTGTATCAAAAATATCTTTTAACATGCAGGGGGTGAATCCACTTGATTAATGTATCTGATGCGTTTAAACAAAAACTACAGGACGGAGAAAGAGTCTGGCAGGAAGTGGAAATCACCTTTCCTGACGGAACTGTAAAAACAGTCAAAAATGAAATCATGGGTGAAAACTGCACCTTTTCCGATTGTGCAGAAAGTAGCAGCTTTCCGATTGGCTGCGTTGTTTGTAAATCCATGACATTGGAGTTGGACAACACTTCTGATCAGTGGAAAAACTATAATTTCTACATGGCAAAAGTTCATGCGTATCTTAAAATGCAGACCTCCGTAGCAAGTCCGGTTGCAACAGATGAATTGCTGGATGAAAACTATGACCCAATTCTTGACCAGAGTGGCGGTGCGATTCTGGCAACAAAAGCAGCGACAGAAAACAGAGTCGAAACCATTGATAAAGGTATTTATACAATTACGACACCAGAACAATATGGCGAAATCCTTAGTTTTACCGCTTTGGACGATATGTATAAAACGAACGCAACTTATATATCTCATCTGGTTCTGCCACAGTCAATAGAGACTCTTGTTAGAGATGCGTGTGAGACTCTTGGTATTCCGTCAGAAGTCTCCATGGCTCATGGAAATCTGATCGTGTCAGAGATTCCGGAAAACATGACGTTTCGTCAGTTGTTCGGATGGGCAGCAATGCTTGAGACTGCGAACGCTCGCCTGGACAGCAGAGGATACTTGCGATTTATCAGATGGGATTTTTCCAATGTACAAGAAGATTACAACGCAGTAGTGGACGCTGATGGAAATGTAACATTTAAAGGCGGCGCAAGTATTGACTCAGAAAGTTTTATCAGTCCGACAGGGAACTGGACAATTGATAGTGATGGATTCTTGACACTGATCGAATCAGCAGCTGACACATCCGAAAAGCTCAAAGACTTTTTTACAAGTCCAACCGTTTCTAGTGATGATATTGTGATTACTGGAATCAAGCTAAAAAATAGAGAAAATGAAGCCATGTACGGAAGCACAGGATATGTTCTTAAATTGGAGAACGACCTTGTTGCGGATTCGGACTTGGACACGGTAGCTGCTCAAATTGGCGATTCCATAATTGGAGCTAAATTCCGTAACATGTCGGGAGAACTTGTATATAACCCACTCATTGAGTTTGGAGATATGGCATATACTTATGATCGCAAATGGAACAGATATATAACTCCGCTGACGGACGTTTCTTGTTCCGTTAATGGAAAGACTACTGTAAAAACTCAAGCCGACGACCCTATCAGAGGGCAGAGCAAGTTCCAGTCAGAATCCACTAAGGCAATCGTAGAGGCAAGACGACTTGTTAAAAAAGAACAATCAGCTAGAGAAAAAGCAGTAAAGAAATTAGAAGAAACCTTAAAAAATTCTTCTGGATTATATGAAACATCAGTCGCACAGGAAGATGGCAGTACTATTACATATCTGCATGACAAGCCTACACTTGCAGAATCAAAAAATGTAATTAAATTCACAGCAGAAGCCATTGGCGTATCCAATGATGGTGGCAAAACATATCCTTACGGTTTCTTTCTGACAGGCGATTTGATAGCAAAAATTCTGTACGCACATGGTATCAATGCTGATTATATTGACACAGGCGCACTGATTGTCAGAGATAGCGATGGAAACATAATCTTCCAGGTTGATATGGACACCAAAAAAGTAATCATCAGTGGTGATAATGTTGTAATTGGTGGTAGTTCTTTGCCGGATAAACTGACAAAAATGGACAACAATATTGCATCTGCCAAGAATATGACATTCCAGCTGTCGAACGATATGCAGACGATCACATCTGACGCAGACGGAAACATTCCGGTATTTCCAACAGTGACAACTACAGCGAAAGTTATGTACGGCTCGTCAGATATCACAAATGATTGTAGCTATACCATTACAAAATCCGACAGCGTGACCGGCTCTTGGGATGTAGATACGCATACTTACACTGTCACAGGCTTGAGTGCAGACAATGGATGGGTGGATATTAAGGCAACGTACCTGATTAATCTTTCTATAACGAAGAGATTTACGATTTCCAAGCAGAAATCAGGGAAAAACGGAAAACAGCTTTATACATGGAGAAAATACGCATCCATGCCGGATGGCTCTGATATGAGTGATAGCCCAGATTATGTAAAACTTCTGGACAGCGCCGAAAGTCCCATACTGGACAGTACCGGGGATAAAATCTATACAGTCACAGAAGCAATCTATGTTGGAATTGCTGATAATAAAACTACAGAAACACCGTCTGATAATCCGAAAGATTACATTTGGAGCCGTTTTCGCGGCAAAGACGGAGCGGATGGAATTGGCATTCCGGGAGAGAACGGAGAAACTTCTTACATCCATACCGCTTATGCAAATAGTATTGACGGAACTGTGGATTTTTCCACAACTGATACAGATAGAATTTACATTGGTCATTATTCCGATTTCGAAAAGACGGACAGTGCAGACCCAGCGAAATATACATGGGCGAGAATGCGTGGAGAAGACGGGCCTCCAGGAAGAACGTATTACCTGAGAGCCAACGCAGGAGTCCTGATGATGGGACAGGATAAGAAAATAACTCCTAATCCATTCAAGGTTCATGCGTATTACAGAGATGGACAGGGTGACGAAGCAACTTTTAAAACCTGGTGGGTAGTAGAATACAGCAAAGATGCCGGAAAAACATGGACAAAAATGGCCTTTAATTCACAGACCAGTGGAATAACTATTAATCCAGATAGCTATTCTCTTGGTGCTGACGGAATGATACGTGCAACAATTTATACGGATTCCGGAAGAACTAAAATCGCCGATCAGCAGACATGGCAGGTTGCTGTTGACGTTGGCATGCTTACGCAGGAGCAGATTGTTGAGATATTGTCCAATGACGGAGAATTTAAAGGTCTCTACTATCTGAATGGACATCTGTACATCAGTTTAGACGCATTGATGGGAAATGCCGCAATTCTAGGTGGAGCCAAAAACGGCAACGGATACCTAAAGATTAAAGATAAAAAAGGCACCGTGAAGGGACTGATAGATTACTCAGGCTACACTGCATTTACAAGCTATGAAGAAAATTCTACGCGCATGAAATATACAGGAATTTGTTTTTCAGATACTGGAATAAATCCTGTTAGTGCCGAGAAATACTTTAGCAGCACTGCGGACATTGAATACGTTGAAACGGCGTGGGAAATCGACTGGACTGCCGAAGAGCTTAATGTTAGTGCAACAAAAGTATCGGCTGATACCGGTAAGTTTTCAAATTTGACTGCCGAAAATTGTAACTTGGAAGTCAAAAATATGAATGTATCTGGTCCGTGCACTTTTGATGATGAAAATAACGAACCGATATTTAGGCAAAGCATGAAAGTGTATGGTTTTGGCTTTACAACATCTGGATGGAATGCTTGGATTTCAAATAACGATTATAGACTTCGCGCATATGGCTCATCATCTGAAAGGTACAAGATTCTTGGAGATTCATTGACGGAAAAATTCATTGAAAGCCTGTATAACATCGAACCAATAATGGCACGGTACAAAGACGGCTATCTTGAAGAACATGATGAGCGTGTTGGAGTTGAATTTCCGATGTTCCGTGCGGAAGATGTGGACAAGTATTTTCCTTTGGCAGTTGACCACATAGATGGCAAAGCTGAGAACTGGAACGAACGTATCATGATACCGGCAATGTTTGCAATGATAAAAGCTCAGAAAAAGAAAATTGACCAACAGGAGAAACTTATTAATAAGCTCTATGAGCATCTTAACTTAGTAAAGGAGATATGATATGGCAAAATTTAATGAATACACAGCAAAGGCAACTCCAGAAGATGCAGATACCTTAATGCTCTATGATGCAGCTACGAAATCAAACAAACTTTCGCCATTCAGTGGAATCTGGAACTGGATAGTTGGAAAACTGACCAATGCGGTCATCAGCAACTTGCAGACGAACGACAAGACGGTACTGGGGGCTATTAATGAATTAAATAGGAAGGCAGTGACAGGTAAAATTCCGCAGTTCTACGACAATATTGATAAAATAAATGGTTCCTCAATTATAGTTGCAACAGAACGAAGTAGCGGCACTCTTCCTAAAAAAATAGGAGGAAACAGGTACATGATAATTACAGATGCTAGTTTTAGCGAAAGTGGACTGACATATGCAGTTCAATTTGCTATCAGCTTCGGATCATCTACTATCGCAATTAGGAATTGCAATTATAGAGCTGCTGGAGACGGAAAGTATAGCGAATGGAGATATATTTAATTTCAGCTGCAATATTCTTACGAACCATTTACGATTGAAACAACTTAATAATTCTCCTGTTTAGTTAACTAAGAACTTTGAAAATTTCATAAATATGTTTCATGAAATCATGAAAGGAGTTGATAGAATTGGAAATTAAAGGCATTGACGTTTCATCTTATCAAGGCAAGCCAGATTGGTCAAAAGTATCGAATTCTGGAATTAAGTTTGCAGTATTGAGAATCCATCAGAAATCTGGAGTCGATACATCTTTTGAACATAACTACAAGGGCTGTAAATCCAATGGAATTCTTATTGGTGGATATAAGTACAGTTATGCCCTAACACCGGTACAGGCGATTGATGAAGCTGAGGACGTACTTTCCGTTCTTTGTGGCCGTGGATTGGATTTCCCGATTTTCTACGATCTGGAATGGGCACAGCAGAGAAGTCTTGGGAAACAGGCTATCGAGAATATTGCAGTATCATTTCTGACCAGAATCAAGAAAGCCGGTTATAAGGTTGGAATTTATTGCAATCTTGATTGGTACAACAACGTTCTGTCAGATGCACTGAAACAGTATGATTGCTGGATTGCTCGTTATCCGGCTAACGACAACGGCTCTGTACAGGAAAGATTGCGTCCATCTGCCGGTGCAGGCTGGCAATATTCCAGCAAGGGAAAAGTTCCAGGAATTAATGGAAATGTTGATATGGACGTGTTTTACAAGGACTATAGAGGAACGATGCAGAAAGGAGAAACTAAAATGGTAAAAATCAGTAACTGCGGACATGATGAACACGGGAGATATGCAGGTGGGAAAACAGGAGATCAGACTGGTACAGAATATCAGATTATGAACTGGTACAGCAGACCGTGGCGCTGCGTCCTAAGATTCAATGACGCCAAAATCGCAACCATGATCGCAGACATGGCGACAAAAGCGGCACAAAACAATCTCATCGGATACGATCAGGGCACTGCCGGAAACAGCAATGACCGGTATTCGTTCTGGCGGCACTTAAAGGCAAGTAACTACGATCCGGCACAGATTACAATAGCTTGTGAATCTGACTGTAGTGCAAGTACAGCTGCAATCGTTAAGGGTGCTGGATATCGCCTAAATAATGCAAAACTGAAAGCAGTAAGCATCTATCTGACAACGCGAAACATGAGACAGGCATTGAAGAATGCAGGGGCAAAGGTACTGACAGATAAAAAATATCTGACTTCCGGCGATTATCTGAAAGCCGGAGACATTCTTCTGAATGACAGCCACCATGTAGCTATTGCAGTCACAAGCGGAAGCAAATCCAGCAATACTGCAAATAATACAACAACTACAATAACCACGAAAGGAGCCGGTTATATGTTTGAGCCAAAATTAGTAAAACTTGGAAGTGAAGGAACATCTGTCCTGTTGCTGCAAGAAATTTTAATTGCAAGAGGATTTAAAGGAAAAAACGGAAAAGCACTGAGTTTATCCAGAAAAGCAGATGAGAACACCATCTATGCGCTTAAGGCTTACCAGAAATCCAGAAACGGAGTACTGGTGGTAGACGGAGAGTGCGGGGAGAAGACCTGGAAAGACCTGATCGCAATTTAAAAATATAAAATTCAAGCCCCTTGGAGTTAATCCTTGGGGCTTTTACATTGTATTGTATCAAATTCGGAATGATAAGAATTTTCTGGTTAGTCACACGTTAGTCACAAACAAATTGTTGGAATCCGCATAAATACGGCATTCTTACCTACTTTGCCTTTTCTAATGTAAAAATTTTTACAATCTTCGCAAAGACGCATAAATACTGAAAAATGTTGATTTTATGCGGGCTTACGGACTCTATATAGACAGATTTGGGTAAAATAAAAATGCCTTAAAAAGGAACGGTTAGTCACAGTTAGTCACAAGTGTTTATTTCAGCTATTGCCGTTAGTCACAAACGGAACTTTTATCTTTTTAATCTCCGACCGGAGTTCTTCTAGAGTTCTGTGACCGTACACAGCGTTTGTGATATCATTCCCGAATGCATGCCCCAATAATCTTTTCCTGTCGTTTTCGCGAACACCATATTTTTCACATAAAGCAGAGAATGTATGCCGACAATCATGCGGTGTATGCTTTGGATTTCCAACTATCCCTAATTTCTCCAATATTGGATAGAATCGATACATTCTGTAAGTAACTTTATTCATATTCAGCAGGGTTCCGTCAGTATCAATTCTTGATTTGACAAAGTTGTAAATACATGGATGGATAGGTACGATCCTGTCTTTGCCGGCCTTGGTTTTTGAACCACCTTGGAAAAATCTTTTGTCCAGATTAACTTCCAGATTTTCAAGCTCTCCGATTCTCCAACCAGAATAGCACATGACCAGAATAAGCTGTACATCAATATTCGCTGAATTTTTCCATAGGACCTTCAATTCCTGTTCAGAAAAAGCAGTTCCGTGTTCAATGTCATCTTCTTTGTTTATCTTGACAAATTTAGATTTGTTTTCTGAAACAATCTCAGCGTATATTGCGTATTTATACATCTGGTTAAAAAGCACCAGTATTGCTTTCAGGCTTCCTTTTTTCAGCCCTTTTTGATTGTCAATAAATTCTTGCAGATTTGTAGCTTTTAAATCTTCGAAAAGTTTGTCATATAATGTCGTACAATACGAATAGGCTGCCGAGTAGTTCGACTTTGTTGCTTTCGAGTAATTCGTTCCTTCGGCAAACTTCCATGCCATAAATCGTTCATATACCTCTGCAAACGTTAATTTCTTAATCTCTGGATGTTTGCCCTCTACTCCTTTTATCATCCCATAATCAGCCAATATGCGCGTCACAAGGGTATCTGTGTCGGTAGTAGGCGATACTGGTAAGTCATTCTCCATCCCAGGCTTGTACGTTCCGGCTTTGTAGGCGGTCAAAACAGCGAAGCCTTTCAGCCAGTCATCAACGTAGCAGATTGCAGGTGGACGGACTGCTTTTCCTACTGCGTTAATTGTTGCTGGTGGATGTACGGCATAACAATTACGTCTATTCTTGCCAAGATAACGGATGCTCCCGAATCCGTTTGGCAATTTTGGGTAAGTCTTTCTTTTCTTCGGCATGATATTTCCCTCCTTGAATGCGAACAAATTTTCTGGGTTGCTCAAAAATACCGAAGATGATACAATATGATTTGTATGAATGATGCATCATCTTTGCGTATGAGTGTGGTGCGATTAATATTTTTCTTTTTCATTATAAAACCGGTTCCCGTTGGTAGCGAGAGCCGGTTCTTTTTAGTAT